CAATCAACCCAATCCCGACATGAGCAGCGTGGATCATCGCGAGACATCGATGGCGCATTTGAATCTGTGGGGCAATGCCTACAGTGAGATTGTCACTGATCGATCCGGACGGGTGCGCGAATTGTGGCCACTGCAACCCGATCGGATGCAGATTACCCGCACGGCCAGCGGCCTGACTTATAAATATGACGATTCCCTGAAGGGGCCGCAGACCTTTTCAGCCGATGAGATCCTGCATGTGCGCGGACTGTCGCTGAATGGATTGATAGGTCTGTCGCCGGTGTCGCTGGCGCGCACGGCGATCGGGCTGGGCCTGGCGATGGATACCTTCGGCTCATCGTTCTTCGCAAACGGCGCGCAGCCGGGCGTGGTGATGGAATATCCGGGCCAGTTAAGCGACGATGCGCGTTCGAACATTCAAGACTCGTGGGCCAAACTGCACCAGGGCGCGGGCAATGCCAACCGACTGGCGATTCTCGAAGAGGGCATGAAGCTCAACGCCTATTCGATCAAGCCGGAAGATGCGCAGTTTTTGCAGTCGCGCAAGTTTCAGATCGAAGAGATTGCGCGGATGTTCCGCGTGCCGCCACACATGATTGGCAGTCTCGATCGCGCCACGTTCAACAACATCGAGCATCAATCGCTGGAGTTTGTGATGTACGCGCTGCGGCCCTGGCTGGTGCGGTGGGAAAACGCGATCATGCAGAAGCTGATGACGCCGGCCGAACGGCAAGTATACTTTGTCGAGTTTTTGATCGATGCGCTGCTGCGCGGTGACATCAACACGCGCTATAGCAGTTACGCGATCGGGCGGCAGTGGGGCTGGCTGAGCGCCGACGACGTGCGCGACCAGGAAAATATGAACCCGCTGCCCGACGGCGCCGGGCAAGCCTACCTGTCGCCGCTGAATATGGCGACGGCGGGCGCGCCGACGGCCATGCCGGAGACGCAGAAACCAGCCCCCGCCAATCAGAACGATGAAACCGACGCGGGCTTATAGGAGACGGCCATGGCCAAGAAACAAAAGCGTTTTATCGAATTCAACCCTGACGGCTCATTGGACACCGATGATGTGGATACGACCGATGTCTATTACGTGACTTCGTCGGCTGTGGGAGTGTTGACGCACGCGCTGCACGCGCTGGAGAAATGCCCGAGTAACGACGCGCTGCACCAGGCGGCGCAGGTGGCCGTGCGCAGCGCGATTTTGGAATGCGCCATCTGCAAATCTGATTGTGATTCATGGGGCGGCGCGACGGCCGCACAGATGGTGGAATCGAGCCGGGCGGCGGTGGCCGCGTGCCTGGCCGCCGATGAAGCGATCGACGCGATGACGTGCGAGTTATGCGCGGAAGATTGCGAGTCGGGAGAGATGGCGCTTGATCGCGTAATGGTGCTGGCCGCGTTGAATGCGGGCGATGCGCCGCCAGCTGATGAGCAAGACGTGGTAACTTCTGCGGCAGAAGCCATTCCAGGCGATTCTGACGATGAAATGATGCGCGCTGCCAGCAGAAAACACGAAACGCGACAGGTGACGATGCGCGTGGATGCGAAGGGGCATGAGGTGCGCACCTGGTCTGTGCGGATGGGCGTGGAAGACGGGAAGATCGTCGGCTATGCCGCCGTCTTCGATCAACCCAGTCTGCCGCTGGATGGCGGTTTCACGGAAGTGGTGAAGCGCGGCGCGTTCAAGCGTGCGATCGGCGAAGGCCAGGATGTGCGCGCCCTGTGGCAGCATGATCCCAATTTCGTATTAGGCCGCACGAAAAACGGCACGCTGGAAATGAGCGAAGACGTGCACGGGCTGCGCGTGGCGATTTCGCCGCCCGATACGCAGTGGGCGCGCGACGCGGTGACGAGCATCAAACGCGGCGACGTGGATCAGATGTCCTTTACGTTTGAGGCGCGATCGGATAACTGGACATCGGATGGCAGCGGCATCCGGCGCGAACTGCTCGACGCGGATCTGTTTGATGTTAGCCCGGTGACGTTTCCGGCTTACCCGCAGACGAGCGTGAGCGCGCGGGCGGTGAAGGTAAGAGGACAATCACACGGGATTGCCCCAACAATGGTAGGCAATGGCCTGGCCACAGCGCACATGAGGCGCAGGCTTGAAATTGCTGAAAAATCTTAGGCAGGAGGTAGAGCATGAACGTGCGCGAATTGCAACAACAGCGTGCGGCACTGATCGGCCAGGCCCGCACCATGATCGATAAAGCCGATAGCGAGAAACGGGAGTTGACGGCAGAGGAGCTGGTCGCGTATAACGCGACGATGTCCCAGATCGACAAGATGTCTGCGGACATCGAGCGGCGCGCGAAGTTGGACGCGCAGCAGGCCGACGCCGGGACGTTCGAGCGGCGCACCGGCGCAGATCCCAACATCGGCCTGTCACCGAAGGAAATTCGTCAATACAGCATCGTACGCGCGATCAACGCGATCGATGCCGCGAAGACGGGCAACCCTGGCGCGTTGGACGCGGCCGGGTTGGAGATGGAAGCCAGCCGGGCGGTGGCCAAGAAATTGGGCCGCGAGCCGCGCGGGTTCTTTGTGCCCTATGACTGGGTGGCCCGCAACCGCGAGCCGCGCGCGTTGACGGCGGGCGCGTTGACGGCGGGCGGCTATCTGGTGCAGACCGACGTGCTGGCGCAGGACTTCATCGACGTGCTGCGCAATCGCATGTTCGTGCAGGCCGCTGGCGCGACGATCTTGACCGGCCTCGAGGGCAATATCTTGATTCCGTCGAAGACCGCCCCCAGCACGGCTTACTGGGTGGCCGAAAACAGCGCGCCGACGGTCAGCCAGCCGGTGCTGGGTCAGGTGCCGCTGACGCCCAAGACGGTGGGGGCCTACATCGATCTGTCGCGGCGTTTGATCATCCAGTCAAGCCTGGACGTGGAAGCGATGGTGCGCGACGATCTGGCGCGCACGCTGGCTGTAGCGATCGATCTGGCGGCGCTGCATGGCAGCGGCCAGAGTTATCAGCCCAAGGGCGTGGCGGCCCAGTCGGGCATCGGCGCGGTGTATGCCGGCGGGGCGGCCGACAATACCACCAACGCGAACGGCCACGCGCCGGTGTGGGCGGACATCGTGAACCTGGAATCGTCCGTGGCGACGGCCAACGCCGATCTGGGGGCGCTGGCTTACTTCGTCAACGCGAAGACGCGCGGCCTGCTGAAGCAAACCCCCAAGATCGGGACCACATACCCGGTGATGATCTGGGGCGACGGCAACACACCGTTGAATGGCTATCCGGCCTTCACGACCAACCAGGTCAGCGCGGCATTGAGCAAGGGCACCTCGAGCACGCTGTCGGGGATCTTCTTCGGGAATTGGAACGACGTCGTGATCGGCCTGTGGTCGGGGCTGGACATCCTGGTCGATCCGTACACCGGCTCGAATGCCGGCACGGTGCGCGTGGTGGCGCTGCAGGACTGTGACATCAACGTGCGGCGGGTGGCGTCGTTCGCGCTCTGTTCGGACGTGGTAGCGTAAGACCGACCCAACCTCACCACTAACCCCTCTCCCAATGGGAGAGGGGGAATGGAGGAACGATGAAAATCAAGTTGATCGAGCATACGATGATCGACGGGCAGCCGGTCGACGCGGGCACGATGATCGACGTTGACGACCTCCTGGGCCGAACGTTGATCTACAACCGCCGGGCCGATCCGGTCGAACCGATCGTCGATAGCGGTGTGATGACGACGGAGGTCGATCGGGCGATCGTCAAGCCGACCGAAGCGGCCACTGCGCCGGCGCAGAAGAAGAAGGGCAAGCGTGGGTAGTGGCGCCGTCTCGAATCAATCGCCGTGGGGCGGCTACTGGGCGCGCTCGACGCTGCATAAAGCCGTCATGATTGTTACGCCGGCGACGAGTGAGATCGTGACGGTGGCGGAAGCGCGCCAGCAGGCGCGCGTGGACATTACCGACGACGACAACCTCTTCGCCGGCCTGATCGCGGCGGCGCGGCGCTACGTTGAGCAGGCGGGCAACTTTGCGCTGCTGACCCAGACGCGCGAACTGGCGCTGGATGCGTGGCCGAATGGCACGGAGATCTACCTGCCCGGCTATCCCCTGCAAAGCGTGGCGAGTGTGACGTACATCGACTACACACGTCAGTCGTTTACGTTTCCGACGACGGATTACGTGGTCGATGCGCGCAGCAAGCCCGGCCGCATCCTGATTGAGTTCGGGAAAATCTGGCCGCCGGTCATTTTGACGGCGGGCAACGGCGTCATCGTGCAATACGTGTGTGGGTGGACTGCGGCTGCGCTGGTGCCGCAGACGATCAAGCAAGCCATGTTGCTGCTGATCGGCGACTGGTACGAGAACCGCGAAGCGAGCACGGTCGGGGCGATCAGCCGCGGCATTGAAATCGGGGTACACGCGCTGATCGGTCTCGATCGCGCGTTACGATTCTAAAATTCACCAGGAGATGATGTCATGAAGGCTCTACGAAAATATTTCAACCTCATCGTGGTCATTGCGATCGCTTTGGCCGCCGTCGGCGGCGTGGTGGGTGTCGCGGGCTTGACGGGGACCGTGAACCGGGCGGCAGCGGCGGCAAATCCGGCGCCGCAGGCGATTTACCAGCAATATGCGCTGCTGGCCGATACGGGCATCACGGCGACCGACACCGGCTCGGCGAAATTCACCGGCGGAAACTATGCCAGCGCCGATTGTTATTCCATCGTCGCAAATCTGACCGCACCGCAAACGGTGACGGTGGCGATCGATCATTCGGCGGACGCGAGCAACTGGGTGAATCTCTACAGTTACACGGCCGTGTCGACCAACGGCGTGGCCTTTACGCATACGCTGGTCTATGGCGAATATCTGCGCGCCAGCGCGACGTTGGCCGGATCGACGGCGGTGACGGTGACGGTGCGGTGCGTGCTGAAGAGTTAGCCCTGACGAGCTGATGAAAGTTCTCATCGTGACCCCCACCTGGATCGATGACGCGCTGAAGGTAGCCGCCATCCATCCGCGCTGCGAGGCGGCGATCGAGGCTCAGCGCATGTC